GGGATACCACAGCCACCGTACATCCGTTGACTGAACTTCGCTATACAGTGTCAGCAGCCGTTCCATTTCGTTTTCCCCACTTCATTTTCGCAGCTTGATTTCATGCTTTTATTATACTCTTTTCAGATGATTTTTTCTGTGAACCATCAGTTCACTTGTTGCTCAAAATGTGAACTGCTGGTTCACATTTTGGCCTCAGAAGCCATCTCCGCTAAAGGGGAAAAATAAGAATTCTGACTTCTATGCAAATTGCCTCTTTTGTTCCTCTTGATTCATTTCTCCATAAGTCAAATAATTAAAGTATCTTATGCGGGCATTTGAAAGGAAGATCACTATATGTCCGTAAATCGCACTTCTCTAGGAAAACGAATCAGCTTCTACCGTTCAAAATCGAATCTGACGCAAGAAGTTCTTGCCGCAAAAGTCAACTGCAGTCGTGAATACATTGTCCAAATCGAAAATGGCACAAAGGCTCCAAGCCTTTCTGTTCTTGTCAAAATTGCCAACACGTTATCCGTTTCCGCGGAT